TGATTCTGTTCACAATGGGCAAAACAATCGTGAACATCTAGAAGAAGAAATCGGGGATCTCATGTGTATGATTGATCTGCTGATTGAACATGGTGTGGTTAGCGAAGCTGCAGTTATGACAGCCAAACAAGAAAAGTACCACAAGTTACAACAATGGTCTGGAATTTTTAGTTGACACAAAAATGGAAAAGAAGTATACTTCTATTAAGCGTAGAAATCTTATAGCAAAAGATCTCCGTACTCCGAAGTACCGCATGCGTGTGGTAGATTCGAAGGTACAATACATTCGTCAGCCTAAACACAAAAAGGATATCGTTGAACATGAATAAAGTATATGAGTTCGGACGACCTGATGGTCTATTGAAGACTGTCATTATCAGAGAACACAATAAAGGTACGTCTTACGAGACGATTGAGTTTACAATCAAAAATAAGTTGACCGATGAAGACGGAAAGACTATAATTGATGGTGGACATACATCCTTCTTTGAACCACGCCAGTTTAAAGTATTTTTTGAACCAATTATTAATGATTTGAAAGCGAGATTTGATGATACAAATGAACTCCCAAGAGGCTAACAATGTCCTCAACAATTTGCGCACTAATGAACAAGGACTTCTTGTCGAATTTATCAAGAAAGACGGAAGCGTCCGAAAAATGCACGCAACCCTTAACCCAACCCTTATCCCGCAAGATAAGCAACCCAAAGCCAGCGAAGAAGCAGGTAGCGAGGCTGCTCGATCCGCAGTACGTGTTTTCGACACAGAAATCGGAGAGTGGCGTAGCTTCATCTGGGAAAATGTAACTGTTGTTGACGGAGAATTAGTATGAGTGATGCGATTAAAATTGTTTTGCTGGTGGCACTTATTGTTGCCCTTGTTGTTCTTGGACCACTGCTAACTATCTGGGCATTGAACACCCTGTTCCCTGTGTTGGCAATTCCCTATACATTCTGGACTTGGGCAGCTGTTATCATTATCAGTGGATTCGCTAAATCGAATGTGAGTTTTAAGAAATGATAAAGATGTTAACAACGTTTATCGTTTTGTTTGGCATCTTTTTTATGGGGATTGAAATCTTCCGTATGATGACTGGCAAAGAAAAGTGGGAAATGGCTAAGACTATCTCTTATAGCGTTGCTATCAGTTTGGCTGTTATTGTATTTTTGACCATCTTGGTCGTTTTGTTTTAAGGATTGTTATGAAATCGGTTATGAAAATTAGTGCTTTGGTTCTGGCTGTTGCTTCTTTGCAAGCATGTACTCGAATCGAGACTGGTGAGGTAGGTGTTCGTGTTGGTTTTGATAAGCAAGTACAGAGCGGTGAGTTGCTGCCTGGATCTTTCAATCAGGTGTTGATCGGTGATGTGTTGACATTCCCTATTAAGGATGTTAACGTCACGCTGGAGAATATGACTCCAGTTGCCAAAGACAACTCTACAATGAAAGACTTTGACGCAGTTGTAGTTTATAACATCAATCCACAACAAGTGTCAGAACTGTATGCTACAAAGAACAAAGCATTTCACGCTGAGTTCAAAGGCGATACCTATGTGATGTATAACTACATTGTTCAAAATGCTCGTAATGCTATCTACAAAGCTGCACGAAAGTACGAAGCACTGGACATGGCAGACAGTCGTGGTGAGATGGAAAAGTTTATTCAAGACGAGATCGTTCGCAACCTTGCTGAAGAAAAACTTGATGGTACCATCATGATTAGTCAAGTGTTGATTCGCAACGTTGTACCTGCTGACACTGTTGTTGAAAGTGCAAATGCATTAGTTCGTTCAAAGAATGAGTTGAAGCAAAAGGAAGTTGAAGTAAAGACCGCTGAAGCTGAATCTCGTCGTATGGCTGCATTGGCTAACAACTCTGGTAGCTCTATTGCTTTTATGCAAGCCCAAGCCATGTTGAATATCTCTGAAGGTATTAAGACTGGTAAGGTTCAAACCATTGTCGTTCCTAGCAACTTCAATGCATTGATGATGAACAAGTAAGGAAAAATTATGGATTCAGTAAAAATTGATGTGAAGCAACTGCTTGGTCACTTGAAAGAAAATCGCGAGAAGCATATTGTAGACTTTGAAGAAGCTATGATTGGTTATCGCAAGGCAATGATTGATACACTGAACGCTAAGTTGAAAGCTGCCAAGAAAGAGGAAGACGTTGATCACAGCATTCGTATCACTCGCCCTATCTCTTATCTTGACTCTTACGATGAAGCCATTGCTATGCTAGAGTGGACTACGCAGTCTGAAGTTGAACTTGATCGTTCAGACTTTAAACAATATGTTCGAGATGAGTGGGCATGGAAACAATCATTCGTTGCAACTTCTTCATTATATAAAGGATAATTATGGCTATCACTATTTCATCACCCGAAGATCGCAAGAAAATTAAAGATGCGATTCAAGAAATCAGCAACTCTCTAATCCGCATGGAAGCTGAGCGAGATTTGATCAAGGAAATCGTCAAGGAAGTTTCTGACGAACATCAGATCCCTCGCAAGATTGTTTCAAAGATTGCAAAAACATTCCATCGACAAAATCTAACACAAGAAGTTGCAGACCACGAAGATTTTGTAGACCTGTACGAGACTGTTACCAAGGCGTAAGGATAACCCTACAGGTTGTAGGGTCATTAAAATAATGCTTGACATTAATTACGTTTAGCGGTATACTTATATTATTAACTTGGAGTCAAAATGACTAATACTGCTAAACGTAAAATTGCTATTGAAAAAGCTGACCGTATCGCTAAGGGTGTCGAACGACAACTCTCTCCCGAAACGTATAAGCGTGACTTGATTATGGCTTTGAATTTTTATAATTCAAACCATGATGACAAAGATAAAAAGAAATGGCTCATTAGCCATATTGCTAAAACAGACAAGAAGCTCGCAGCTGAGTTTGTTAAACTTGATGAGTACCACTTTCGCTATGCTGGTATTCTTGCTCGTATGGTTGATGGTGGTTCTGATCTAGAAGAAAAAGAACAACTGTTGCTTGCCGAGCGTATTCAATTCCTAAAAGATCAAGCAGGTGTGCGTCAGAAATCTGAAGTAGCCAAAGCTAAGAAAGATGCAGCTGCTGCCGCAGCTAACTTACCCAGCAACGTTATCTCCATTCAGCAACGTATGGATGATAAAGCGCATGAGTTGGCTGCTGAGATTGATGGTGCCATTGACGATTTCATCATCGGTGGTTGCCGATCTGACTTCTCAACAAAGAACTATCTTGCTGCTCATCTTACTGCTGCTCCGATCGCTAAACGTATCGGTGAGTTCTACGTTGGCACTCTTGATGAATTGCGTGAAGCATATGCTGGTACAGATGAACAACTCGTTGAAGGTTATTCACACCTGACTCGTCGTGAGTTGAAGCGATTCGTTGACTTTGTTGAAGGTATCATCAACGACTGCAATCAGATGGTTCAAACTGCCAAGGTCAATCGTGCGCCACGTAAGCGTAAAGAGAAACCTGCATCTGTGCAAGTATCAAAGATGAAGTATCTCAAAGAATTTGCTGAGTTGAATCTCAAGTCCGCAAAGACTGAGACCATCATCGGCTCAACCGAAGTGTGGTTCTACAATACAAAGTACCGTCGTATCGGTATGTACAAAGGTGATTTAGCTGTCAAAGGTACTACGATCATTGGATTTGATATCAAAGATTCGAAGCAATTTACTCTGCGCAAGCCAGAGGAATTCTTCAAAGGTATGACTATGAACAAGCGTTCTCTGAATGCTGCTATTAAGAATCTGACCACTAAGCCAGCTGTGCCCAATGGTCGATTCAATGAAGAAACAATTTTACTGGGAGCATTTTGATGAGCGGATTAAACATACCTTATGAAGTTGCTGATGGTATTGCATTGGCTGTTATGCAAGATCATCTCAATATGCTAAAAGAAGAAATTCGACAGCATACTGAAGAAGGAAGATGGATGCACCCTGAAGACTATCATTCCAATATGACGAAGATGATTCCTGCTCTTGAAACTTTAATTGTATATTTTGGTGGTGACATCGTATGATTCTTGTTGACTATTCACAGGTAGCATTGTCTGCCATCCTTACGTTTCAACGTGAGTTAAAGGGTGACGAAGCAGAAATCAAGAACTTGATTCGTCACGTTACCTTGTCTTCACTCAAATCGTTTAAGAAAAAGTACGGTAAAGAGTATGGCGAACTGGTAGTCTGTTGCGATGGTCGCAAGTACTGGCGTCGTGAATTCTTTGAGTACTACAAAGCTGGTCGTAAGAAAGCACGTGAGAAGTCAGATCTCAACTGGACACTTATCTTTGATACATTGTCTGAGATGCGTGACGACATTCGTGAACACTTTCCATACCGTGTCATTCACATTGACCGTGCCGAAGCTGACGATGTTATTGCTGTTATGGCAAAGTGGACGCAAGAAAACAACCTCGTTCAGCAAGGGTTGATGGAAGAGCCACAGAAAGTTCTTATCTTGTCATCTGATGGTGACTTTATTCAGCTGCAAAAATACGACAACGTTACTCAGTGGTCACCTATGCAGAAGAAGTTTGTCAAGGCAAACAAGAAAGAACTGCATGAGAAAATTATCACTCACATTGTTAAAGCAAGTGACGATGGTATTCCAAACATCCTAAGTAAAGATGATGTGTTTGTTGTTGGTGAACGTCAGAAACCTGTCTCAGCGAAACGTCTTGAGGAATTCCTAGAGTTAGGATTCTCTGCGTGCAAGAATGATGAAGAGCGTCGTAACTGGCATCGCAATCAGACTCTGGTTGATTTTGAATTCATCCCTGAGGATGTTAGCAAAGCAATCGTTGATGAATACCTAAATAACAAACCGAAGGGTGATCGCATGGCTATCATGAATTATTTGATGAAGCATCGCTGCCGATTGTTACTAGATGAGATAGAGGAGTTTTGATGACTAAATTTGTAACTGAGATTTTAGAAGAAATTAACAAAGATCCAGCTAGTCTGGAAAAGATGAAGGGAAATGGCGCACTGAAGTATATCTTTGAACATGCGTTTGACCCTGAGAAGAAGTTTGCGCTACCAGAAGGTGACCCACCATACAAAAATGATGCGGCACCACAAGGTATGAGCAAGGGTAATCTTTTGATGGAACTACGCAAGATGTATGTGTTCTGTCGTAAAGATTTAAAGGCAATTCGTCGCGAGACACTGTTCATTCAGTTGCTTGAGAACATTCATCCAGATGAGGCAAAGGTAGTGTTAGCTATCAAAGACCAGAATCTGACAAAGATGTATCCAAAAATCACACACAAGTTAGTGTATGAAGCAGGGTTCAATGTTCCAGCACCAGAAAAGAAGGCTGCAAAGTCAAAAAACGATCAGAGTCCCGCTGGAACCAGCGCCTGACGGGACGAAATAACCCTACAAGTAGTAGGGGTATTTTACGAAAGTGCTTGACATTAATTCGCGATTCAGGTATACTTAATGTATGGAATCGAAAAAGGAATGTAAAATGAAGAAACTTATTGTTGGTGTTTTGACTGCTGCGACGCTAGCTGTTTCTGCGCCAGCGATGGCTCATGGTCCAGGTGGTATCGCATCTACAAATACGTGGGTCGGTCCACTGGTTGGTGGTATGGTTTTGGGTGCTATCATCCAAGCCCAGCGACCTGTGTATGTTGCGCCTCCAGTTGTTGTGTATCAACCACAACCACAGGTGATCTATCAACAGCCACAGATTATCTATCAGCAACCAGTATATGTTCCACAACAATACTGTCAGCCACATAGTGAAGTGATTAATGGTGTGTTGGTTCAAGGTCAATACTGTTATACAAGGTAATATATTATGCCAAATTGGTGCTTTAATAATGTTGTGCTTCGTCATGAGAATATCGAGGTAATTGATGAGTTCGAGAAGTTTCTTCTTGCACACAATGGTGAGAATATCTTCAGTTACCTTCGTCCGCGACCAGAAGATCAAGATCCAAACTGGTATGATTGGAATGTACAAAATTGGGGAACCAAGTGGGATACCAGTGTAAATTGGAAGCGTGATGGTGATGAGATTCACCTGACATTTGAATCTGCGTGGTCACCACCTATCAGTCTGTTTGAATATCTTGAACAAGATCGTTGGACAATCGATGCTCAGTACATCGAAGAAGGTATGGGCTACGTAGGTGAGTATACCGAAGGTGCTGATAACACCTATGAGTATGACATCACTGATGTTGAAAGCATTAATTCGTTGCCTGAAAATTTGATTGAGTTGGGTGATCTGCGTACACGTCACGAAGAGTGGGTTGAAGAAAATAAAGATGAAACAGAAGTGGATTGATGCATTTATGGACACAGCTGAGAGATTTGCTCAGCTGAGTTCTGCTGTTAGATTACAGGTTGGTGCGGTAGTTGTTCAAGACAATCGTATCATCTCAATCGGATACAATGGTATGCCTTCTGGGTGGACCAACGTATGTGAAAATGAACTTGGTACAACAAAAGATGAGGTTATTCATGCTGAAGCAAATGCTATTATCAAACTGGCACGTGATGGTGAGTCAGGCAATGGTGCCAGCTTATTCTGCACTCATGCTCCTTGTGTTCATTGCGCTAAGTTGATTTATGGTGCTGGCATCAAGAATGTCTACTACCGTAACAGCTACCGTGATACGTCGGGCATCGAGTTTTTGAACAAGTGTGAAATAAATGTTGAAAAGACTTGACATTTATTCGTATTGAGTGTATAATTTGTCTAAATAGAAGGTAAGATGAAATGCTTACCATAAACCAAAGGAAATAATTTCAAATGTTGTCGTCGTCTCTCATATCCAGAAAACATTTACCGCTATCATTGAATAGTGGCTGGACATGCGCACGCCCACAGTCAGTAAATACATTTGCGATTGAATATGATACTGGGGGTTTTGGAAAGTAAGACTTAGTCTACAAGTTTATTTCCCAAAACCCTCGAAGATGAAAGTCTCGAGGGTTTTTTGTTTTGAGGTATACCCTACCATCGTGTAGGGTCTTTAAAAAAGAACTTGACTTATATTGCTGTTAGCGGTATACTTCGTGTTCTGATGTTGAAAAACATCTTGTTCTTTAAAAATCTGCGTACCAATTTAAAAGACTGACTGCTTCGGTGGTCAGTCTTATGTTCCCGAGTAGTGTAGTGGTAACACACCAGACTTTGACTCTGTTATTGTAGGTTCGATTCCTACCTCGGGTGCCATATTGAAGTACATACATGCATGTCGCCTAGCTGGATCTAGGGTGTTTGTGTGCTTCAATATGGTAGTTTATTAACAAGGAGAATGACATGAAACGAGGTAAACTCTAGTGTCGCTCAAGATCCCGTATTGGTCTTGGGTTGGCACGTAAAATCAAAATATTACGAACAACCCACTCTAGATGTTGTTGGCAGCATACTAGGCTCTTACCCTACGAAGGCTGAGTTCGAATCTCAGAGAGTGGACCAATACGGGATTGTAGTGAAATGGTTATCACAGCAGACTTTTAATCTGCCAATTCTGGGTTCGAGTCCCAGCAGTCCCACCAGAATTCTTTGGGGTGAGTATAGTGTAGTGGTAGCACTCAACTCTGTGAAAGTTGCAGTATGGGATCGTAACCCATTATTCACCCCAAAGAATTTTATGCCGAGATAGCTCAGTTGGTAGAGCGACAGACTGAAAATCTGTGCGTGGGCGGTTCGATCCCGTCTCTCGGTACCAAGTATATTATGCCCAGTAGACCGAATGGTGAGGTACTGTCTTGATAAGGCAGCTGTAGATGGATCGTAACCATCACTGGGTACCATGTTTTAGAGTAGGTTCAGCAAAAAATTACACATGCGAATGGTTCGCAATTTGACTTCTAATCAAACCTTGTGGGTTCAATTCCCACTGTAAAAAAACTACTCTGTTGTATATGCCCGATTGGTGAAATGGATAATCATACTGTGCTACGAACGCAGAGGTAGAGGTTCAATTCCTCTATTGGGTACCAAGTTATGGAGAGTAATGCAGCGGGGATGGTCCTGCGACCAGCCTTGAAAACTGGGTTCTCAGAAATGGGATGGGGTTCGACTCCTCTGCTCTCCGCCAATTTTAGGTTAGGTTCTGCAAAACAAAACTAGCTGGTTCGATTCCAGCATTACCAACCACAGCCGAAAGGCAATCTGGTGATGTGCCACGGTGGCAATCAAACTAACCTGTTGTATTTTATTAGGAGGCAATATGCCAAGTGTATTTTTAGTGAGTGATACGCACTTTGGTCACATGGGCGTATGCAAGTTTACTCGCAACGATGGTGTGACAAAGTTACGCCCATGGGATTCAGCCGAAGAAATGGATGAAGCCATGGTCAAGATGTGGAATGAAACTGTGAAGCCAACTGATAAGGTTTATCACTTAGGCGATGTAGTTATCAACCGCAAGGCAATGTCTATCATGCATCGTTTGAATGGTGACAAAGTTTTGATTCGTGGTAACCATGACATCTTTAGAGACGAAGAATATCGTGTACACTTTAGAGAGTTACGTGCTTATCATGTGATGAACGGTATGATCTTAAGTCATATACCGTTACATCCTGAGTCGTTAGGTAGGTTCGGTGTTAACATTCATGGTCATACTCATGCAAACAGAGTGATGATGGATGGTGAGATTGACCCACGATACCACTGTGTCTGCGTTGAGCAAACAGACTTTCGCCCTATCTTATTTGAAGACGTGTTAGCACGAATCAAGGAAGAAGGTGGTGAGGTAGGTTTCCGCAACGGTAACGGACCAACGATGTAGATTTAGGAGAGTGGGCAGGACGGTAATGCAGCAGATTGCTAATCTGTCATCGAGAAATCGGTGAGTGGGTTCGACTCCCACACTCTCCGCCAAATGTATGCCAGCGAGACTGGGTAGTCAGAGAGGTTTTATAAACCTTTTAGCGCCAGATTAGCGTTCTTGATAGGGTTCGAATCCCTACGCTGGTACCATACCCAAGTAGCCCAATTGGTATGAGGCGTCTCTCTCAAAAGGAGAATCGTATCGGTTCGAATCCGATCTTGGGTACCAAGAAAAATAGTGCTTGACTTTAATCAATAATTAAGGTATAATAAAGGTTGAAGCGAGAGTGGCGGAATGGTATACGCAGCAGACTTAAAATCTGCCGTCGCAAGGCATACGGGTTCGAGTCCCGTCTCTCGCACCAAAGGTTTTGCGGCATTAGTATAATGGATAATACAGTGGTCTTCTACACCACGAATGTGGGTTCGATTCCTGCATGCCGCACCAGTTGTTGGGCTGTTAGCTCATGTTGGTTAGAGCAGTGGACTCATAATCCATTGGTGCTGTGTTCGACTCACAGACAGCCCACCAAGTTTATGTACGTGTGACCCGAATGGTTAGGGAGCGGATTGCAAATCCGTATCATGCAGGTTCGATCCCTGTCACGTACTCCAAGAAAAATAATGCTTGACATTATTACTGATATCAAGTATACTTGATGTTATGATGAGTTGATTCTGAAGTCCTCTCTGAGTCTTTACGTAAAGTCGGAAGCCTGAGGCATTAGAAAAGGTTTGGTAGGTTTTTCCTTACACAAAAATCTACCACTATACTGGGTTCGTCTATCGGTTAGGACAGCTGGTTTTCAACCAGCCAAGACGGGTTCGATTCCCGTACCCAGTACCAAATTTCGGAGATTGAGTAGCATTGGTGACTGCAGCGGATTGTAAATCCGTCGCCCTTCGGGGCACACTTGGTTCGATTCCAAGAATCTCCACCAGTTTATGGCTCGTTCGTATAGGGGTTATTACGTCGGATTGTCTATCCGATCACGGGAGTTCGAGTCTCCCACGAGTCGCCAGTTTTAGGATTCTTTCAGCAATTTCAAAAATTTCACTGTTAATGAAAAAAAGCGAATCCTGTTGTTTTATTGCCTCGTTAGCTCAGTGGTAGAGCAGTGCTTTTACACGGCGAAGGTCGGCAGTTCGAAACTGTCACGAGGTACCAAGTTTTTTGCCCTATTAGTATAATGGTATTACACCTGTTTTGTAATCAGGTTACGGCAGTTCGATTCTGTCATGGGGCACCAAGTTGTAGCGGAGTATGGAAGTGGTCATCCGTCTGGTCTCATAAGCCATGAAATCGCTGGTTCGAATCCAGCCTCCGCAACCAGTTTTAATTGCCCCGATGGTGGAATGGTAGACACGTTGGTCTTAGAAGCCAATGTCGAAAGGCGTGAGAGTTCGAGTCTCTCTTGGGGCACCATAGTTGAATCTTCTGCAAGCACAGAGGTTTGATCATACGTTATGTAACCTATTCAATAAATCGTAAACTCGAGTAAAGCGTGTTGAGGATAGGCAAATAGTGTAGAGGATTCAACTATGGTGATGTAGCACAATTGGTAGTGCGCCTCCTTCATACGGAGATGGTTACTGGTTCGAGTCCAGTTATCACCACCAGTTTTTATCCGAGTGTAGCGCAGTCTGGTTAGCGCATCGGGGTTTGAATTTTGAATTTTTATAAATAAATGTATAGGAGAATCTTATGCAAAACAATAAAAAATCATTATCAAATCTAGATAAAGCGAATAATACCAAGCGTGCTTGTATTCATTGTAGTAAAGAGTTAACCCTCGCTAATATAAACAAACATGAAAAAGCGTGTGGTAAACCGAAAGATACCAAAGAATGTCCAGTCTGTAAGACTATACATTCCAAAGGTGGAGTGACATGTTCATATAGTTGTTCGAATACTTATTTCAGAAGTGGTAAAAATAACCCAAACTGGAGTAATAACAACTATCGACATATTTGTTTTGACACACATGGACAGAAATGTATCGTGTGTGGTGAAGAAAAGATTTTAGCTGTGCATCATATCAATGAAGACCATAGTGACAACCGACCAGAAAATCTGGTTCCACTTTGTCCTACTCATCATCAATATGTGCATAGTAAATATAGGGATGAAGTTCAACCTTATATTGATAAATTTCTCGGTGTAGTTTAGTGGTAAAACTCGTGGTTTGGGACCATGGGTCGGAAGTTCGATTCTTCCCACCGAGACCAAGTTTTGTAAGTGTAGATGTTGAGAAAGCATAGCCTCGAAAACTATGTGAGTTTACGGTTCGAGTCCGACAGCATGGCAACAGACAAGTATCAACTATTACTACGAACCTCTAACCCTAACGTACACAGGGCGAAATGGTTGCGAATGAGAGAGGCGCAACTACTTACAAATTTATTTTATTCCCCAGTAGCACAGCGGTAGTTGCACTTGACTGTTAATCAAGGTGTCCGTGGTTCGATCCCACGCTGGGGAGCCAGTTTTTAGAGTAGGTTCAGCAATATAAAAGCATCAAACTTGTAATTTGAAAAAGCAAAAAACTACTCTGTTGTATTTGGGCTGATGGTATAATTGGGAACACAGTGCCCTTGCAAGGCACAGTTGGGGGTTCGATTCCCCCTCGGTCCACCAAATTTTTATTGTGAATAGATAGTTGTGTATGCCCTTTTAGCTCAGTTGGTAGAGCAGCACATTAGTAATGTGAAGGTCGCGTGTTCGAATCATGCAAGGGGCACCAAAGTTTTAGGATTCATTCAGCAACATAAAATGCAATGAAAGCCTCGTGTCGGTGGTGCGAATCCATCCTTCTCCAATGTAGGTATTAATTATCCTACACGTACACCGTCCAGACTAGGTGATGGGATATCTGGTCTAGTACCTACATTGGAGAAGTAGCTCAGTTAGTAGAGCAGAGTAAAACGAATCCTGTTGATTTTTAGGAGAATGTTATGGCTAATGTTAAGCAAGGTAATTTGACTAAGTCCCCACAATGGTGGAAGCATTTGAAAGATTTTAAGCGTGTGTTCTGGAAGTCAGAACGTAAAGCGCAACAAAAAGATGTTAAAGGAAGATTGTATGAGTAAGATGAGTGATGGCGGCAAAGGTTCATCTGCTCGACCATTTAGTGTCAGTCAAGATGAGTATGAGAAGCGTTGGGATGCAATCTTTCAACGTGATCTAAAGAACGATGAGTCTGAAGAAAAGGTTACTCGCAATAACCAAGAGACTCAAGAGGTGTTAAGTAGTAAGTAATGTATCTCAGTAGCTCAATTGGCAGAGCGTCGGTCTCCAAAACCGAAGGTTCGCGGTTCAACTCCGTGCTGGGATGCCAAGTTTGCGGGTGTAGCTCAGTTGGTAGAGCACTTCCTTGCCAAGGAAGATGTCACGAGTTCGAGTCTCGTTACCCGCTCCAATGATTTATGGAGTAATCATGCGTAAAATCGACATAGAAGAAGTAAAGGCATTCATTGAAAGCCAAAGTCCAGAGACAAAGATCTACATTGGTGGTGACTCTGAACGATTTAATATTGGTAAAGATTGGTACGCAGATTATACACTTGCAGTTGTTGTTCACATTGATGGTAAACATGGCTGTAAGATTTTCGGTGAAGTACAACGTGAACGTGACTGGGATCAAAAGAAGAACAGACCACGTATGCGTTTGATGAATGAAGTATACAAGATTGCTGACTTGTACAACAAGTTGCACGATGTGTTAGAAGATAGGATTGTTGAAGTTCATTTGGACATCAACCCTAACGAAATGCATGGTTCAAGCTGCGTGATCAACGAAGCAACTGGCTACATTCGTGGTATGTGCAATGTGGTGCCAATGGTTAAGCCAAACGCATTCGCTGCTTCATACTGTGCTGACCGTATGAAACATATTTTGTCAGACCGCAAGGCTGCATAAATACAAGAAATATATCGCTTGACTTTAATAGAGTTTAGCGGTATACTTATGTTATTGAGTTAGAAATGGGATGATTACAGCATATTAAAACATACTGTCTAAAGAGTAGCCCCTATACGGAGGAAACACGGTAACGTGTCAATTTTGGGGCTAGGTTGGTAAAGATTCTCGCATGCTCTTATGCATTTGAACCCTATTAGGATTCAGAGAGTTACACCCGAATGTGTACCATGTACCTATCGCATAGGATATGCCAGTGAACTGGACGATTTTTCGTGGGGACGTTTAACCGCAAGGTAGCACGAATGTTTTAAGAAAACTAAAATTATTAGCCCGAACATCCCGATATTATTGTAGAATAGGTTCAGCAACCCAAAAACTAGCGTTGAAAGACGCACCATGAAGGTTCGATCTGATACCCCGAAAGGGATTCTGCGGACGAAGTGAGTTTCGAGTTCTCACTTAAAACAAAAAGAAGGAAACTATTCTGTTGTTTGATTTAGGCTAAATGTGCCTGTTATTTGTAAGGAAATGAAAATGAACACTTTTGTGAACGCTGTTGTTAATCAAGAAGCACGTACTGCCAACGGTATGCGTGCACGTAAGTCTACTGCCAATGCGTGCGTAGACCTGTTCTTCAAAGCTGGTGCCATGCGTGGACAAAACATTGTCCCTGCGTTTGTTGCTGCTTTGGTAGAGAACGAAGACGTTGCGATGCGTATCGCACAGTGGCTGCGTGATGCACGTGGTGGCGCTGGCGAACGTGAATTGTTCCGTCAAATCCTAACATACCTGGAAGGCAATCGCCCAGACCTAGCAACTAAACTGTTGCCTAAGGTTCCAGAGTTGGGTCGTTGGGATGACATCTTTGTCTTTAAGACAACTGAGTTGAAGACTAAGGCATATACCATGCTTGGTGACGCATTGCGTGAAAAGAATGGTCTGGCTGCTAAGTGGACTCCACGTAAGGGTGAGACTGCTGTTGAAATCCGTCAATTCTTTGGCATGACTCCAAAGTTCTACCGTAAGTCCTTGGTTGAAATGACTAAGGTTGTTGAACAAGACATGTGCGCAAAGAACTGGGATGGTATCAACTTCTCTCATGTTCCATCTGTGGCTGCTGCTCGTTACAAGAAGGCATTCTTCCGTAACACACCAGAGTACGCAAAGTACGTAGCTGAGTTGATCAAGGATCCAAAGGATCGCACTATGAACGTGAAGATCAACGCTGGTGCTGTGTTCCCATACGATGTGCTTAAGGGTGTGATCGGTGCTTACCAAAAGAACTACAGCTCTACTGAGTTGGGTGCGTTGCAAGCACAATGGGATGCGATGGAAAACTTCATCGGTGATGCTAACGTGTTGCCTTTGGTTGACGTTTCTGGTTCTATGACTTGCAAGGCAGGTGGTTATACTTCTAAGTCTGAGACTACATGTCTAGACATTGCGGTATCGCTTGGTCTGTACATGGCAGATAAGAACAAGGGTAAGTTCAAGGATACATTCCTGACTTTCTCTGGCACACCAGAGTTGCTACATCTGAAGGGTAACATCGTTCAGAAGGTTAAGCAAATGTCTGAATCTAACTGGGGAATGAACACTGACTTGGTTAAAGCCATGAAGAAGATTCTTGACACTGCCGTAGCAGGTGGTGTTCCTCAAGAAGAAATGCCAGAAATGCTGATGATCATGTCTGACATGCAATTTGACCAATGCGCAAAGTTTGACGACTCCGCAATGAAGATGATTGCACGTAAGTTTACAGATGCAGGATACGAGATCCCAAAGATCGTGTTCTGGAATTTGAACGCAGCAGACAACGTGCCAGTTAAGTACGACACTCGTGGCGTAGCACTGGTATCTGGATTCTCTCCAGCCATCATGGTTGCAGTGCTTGGTGGTGATACTGAAAAGTTCACTCCAGAAGCAATCATGCTGAAGGCACTTATGGTGCCAAAGTACGACTTAGCGTAACATGGCTAGACCCTCTGCGAAAGTACGGTCTAGTTCTCAGGTTTTGACTGATGTACCTAAAACATCAGTCACCATATTGAAGTGCACTAGAGTAGAATAGACAGTAGTAAGTATTGCGCACACTGCTTACTATATCTGGAAAAAGGTCTATGCTGGCATACAGACTCCAACGGTGCTGTTAAGTGTGCTTCAATATGGTATAAATAAAATTATGCGGGTAAGCCTAAGGTGGGACGCCAGCCTTCCAAGCTGCGCTGAGTGGAGTTCGATTCTCCCTACCCGCTCCAAAAAGTAAACCTAAAGGTTTACATTCCTATACCCCTACACTTTGTAGGGGTATTTTTCATGGTGCTTGACATAAATTCAGTTTAGACGTATAATTATCTTATGATGATTGAAAAGGAACCAAAAATGACTGAATTCGAAAGCCAGTGCTACGGTATGACCGAAGCTGACATCCGTGAAGAATACATGGATTCTATCACTGCAAAGTGCTGCGGTCTCGAAATGGTTGCGATGGGTGTGTTGTCTGATGCTCAAGAATTGATGGCGATGGGTCGTGCTGAATCTGCTCGCAAAAACATCAATATCGCAAAGTTCATTCTGTCTGAAATGATGGACGCAAAGCGTAACGCTACTGTTTAATCAAGGATATATTATGTTGACATCTTGGGAAGAAATGACTGTTCTGGAACAAATGCAGTGCCAGCACTGGGATATGTACAAGGATGCCTACGGTGTCCGTCCTCGTGGTATTGACACCACAACATGGACTGAATCGCAGTTCATGGCTGAGTTTGAGCAGCTGGCTAACACTATCCAGCGCAATGAAGAACAGCGTGCCGAAGCCGAAAGCAAAGCTAGCCACGATTTCGAAATGCGTATGCTCAGTCTGCTTCAGATGGGTGCCAAAGATCGTGAGATGGCACTGCGTTGGGTTCACGAAGCCGAAGGTAGTGGCGGTGACGATGAGTACCTGTGCTTCTTGCTTGGTTTGCCTTACCGTTACTTCGCTGAAGTTTTCGCTTGACATTTAATGCGAAATACGGTATACTTGCTTTATTGATTTGAAAGGTTTGTTATGGCTAAGAAAATGACTTATTCGGAACTGTCTGCTGAAATGAAGAATTTCGCAGCTGCGACACGTGACCATTATGGTAGCCATTCGTATGCTTGTGGTTTTCTTGAGTCGGCACTGGCGAGTGTCCTTGCTGATCTGCCAGCCCACAAACAAATGGAGTTGGTTCGCTCCATGCAAAAAACAGTTGAAGGTTTGAAATGAGCCAAAGATTTATTGAGAATGTGAGCAAAGCAGATGTGAGACTTGGTCATCACATGGATGCTGGCACCAACGCAATGCTGATTCGCATTCAGGATCCTGCCACTGAGTTTGGTAAGATTGCTCGTGCTGAGATGTTCAAGGAAGTTCATGAGTTTGAATTCCTTGACGCTGAAGATGAGGATGGTTTTCCTGATGAGTGCAAGATCAGCGATGCGCAAGCTGCTGAGTTGGTTCGTCTGTTGAAGCATGCTCAAGACAAACATATGAACGTTGTTGTTCACTGCCACGCTGGTATCTGCCGCAGTGGTGCTGTGGTTGAAGTTGCATCGATGATTGGTTTTACTCCGAGTGATCGTTATCGTCAACCCAACCTGCGTGTTAAACGCAAAATGATGCAAGTCCTTGGTCTGACATATGATTCTGTTCAGTCTGACCATGGCTTTATTGATGTTGGTGGCATGACGTACGATGAGGTACGTAACTTGTCCCGTGGTGATTGAGGAATTAAAATGCGTAAGCTAGCTACTATTCGTAAGATTGATGCACTGAATCCTATCGAGGGTGCAGATGCCATCGAGTGCGCAACCATCGGTGGTTGGAAAGTTGTTGTTAAGAAGGGTGAGTTCAACGTTGGTGATCTGGCAGTGTACTGTGAGATTGACTCATGGATTCCCACTGAGATGGCACCATTCCTGAGCAAAGGTAAAGAGCCACGTGAGTTTGAAGGTGTCAAAGGCGAACGTCTGCGCACTGTGAAGTTGCGTGGTCAACTGTCTCAAGGTTTGCTGTTGCCATATGCAATCTGCGGTAAGATTTGTGCCGAGGATGAGGATGTGTCTGAGTTGCTTGGTATCATCAAGTGGGAAAAGCCCATGAATGCGCAGCTTGCTGGCATGGCTAAGGGTAACTTTCCTTCGTTGATTCCTAAGACTGATCAAGAACGTGTTCAGAATTTGGTCAAGGAAATTAGTTCTGCCGCAAAAGCAGGTATTCAGTTTGAAGTCACTGAGAAACTTGAAGGTTCTTCAATGACTGTCTACATGATTGATGGTGTGTTCGGTGTGTGCTCTCGTAATCTTGACCTAAAGGAAACTGAAGGTAATGCATTCTGGCAAGCTGCTCGTCGTGATAACATCGAGGAAAACCTACGCAACAACAGCTACGACAACGTTGCTATTCAAGGTGAGCTGATTGGTCCAGGAATTCAAGGTAACATCTACAAGCTGACTCAAACAGAGTTCCGTGTGTTTGATGTGTACAATATTCATGCTGGTGCTTATGTTAATCCAGCGTTCCGTCGTGCCATGGCTGAAGCATTGGGTCTGTTGCATGTGCCTGTTCTGTTGGTAGACAAGGATCTTGGTGTAGGCAGTGTTGATGATATTCTGCAGTGGGCAGAAGGTAAGTCTGTCATGGGTGACATCACTGGACCAGAACGTGAAGGCATTGTGTTCAAGGAAGTAAATGGTGGGATGTCGTTCAAGGCAATCTCGAATAAGTATCTTTTAGGTGAGAAGTAAGGAGTAAATCATGGGTAAACTAGCAACGGTAATCGCAGCACCAATCAAAGGTGCATTGGGTAATGATGTGAATGTTGGTGACACTGTTATGGTGGTAACAACTGGATACTCACATCGTGTGAACGTACA